TGCTGCTGCTGGGCATTCTGAATGTTCGCAGCTCTCTGCGCCTGAAGTACACCCTGCGCCTGGAGCCCAGCGTGGCCGAGCTGCCCTGCGGAACCGTACAATTGGCCGGGAAGTTGCTGATTGGCCTGTGTCGCAGCGATATCAGCCTGACTCATGCCCATCGCAGCCGCCTGGCGGTTAGCGAGTTGCTGCTGCACGAGACCGCTGACGCCGGAAGCGAATTGCTCGCGTTGCCCAAGAAGCTGTTGCTGGATGTTCTGGCGACCCAAAACTTCGGCCGCAATTGAACCGCTCGCACCCAGCATTCCTCGAGCAGAATATCCGGCACGCGCAGCTTGGATAGCGTCAGCCATCTGATCAGGACTAACTTGACCTCCGAGTGCCAATTGTTGCCTGGCGAGATCGGCAAGTTGCTGAGTATTAGGATCAAGTTGCCCCAGGTTTTGCTGAACATTAGCCGCTGTAGCTTGCCACAGTGGGCTTCGAGTATCGGCTGCTGCTGCGCCGGCAACTCCGCGGATATCGCCTACTCCCTGGGCGGTCGCGGTTCCAAGTTGACCGTAAAGGTTTTGCAACTGTTCATTTACCGGTTGCAAGCTACCGCGAGCTTGTGCTGCCAGATTATAAAGTGATCCGACTTGGCCTGGGAGTTCCTGCTGTACACCTGCCATGACCCCTTGCAATGTCGGATCAGCAGTCGCCCCAAGCTGTGCCTGGCCGTATCCATAAAGCTGTTGAAGGGCAGGACTGGCAGCTAATGCAGCCTGGCTGATTTCCGGAGCGGTCTGTTCATATTGAGCCTTTGCCTGCGCAAGCGCAAGATTCTGGCTTGTTTCCATTGCCCCCTGCAAAACAGGCAATTGGTTCGCCAGTGCCTGGCTATAGTATTGGATATTCGATCCCATGATGCCCTGCTGCATCTGGTTATAGAGAGGCTGATAGGTCGATTCCTCGGAGTACAACGCAGGAGCGTTCCGCACATAAGCCGAAAGCGCAGATTGATATTGCTGACCTGGATCAGGTGGTTTCGGAGCTTGTACTGACGGCGCACCGCCCATTGTCGTCCTTTCTCTCTAGCCTCTTCCAGGCTATGATTTTAATCTTTCTCCTTCGTTTGAATGCGAAATATTCGAGCGGATAGGGTGCCTGGTTAATAAGGTCTTCGGCTTCCATCGGCCCGGTAAAGAAATCCAGCCACCAGCAGTTCCATGGTTTGCCCGGGAGGATAAAGTGCCCATCGGTTTTAACCGGATACGCGATGAGCAGAAAATCAGGACGCTTGATAAGCACCCCAGTAAAAAATGCGCGTAGAATAGATTGCGCCAGAGCACCTTCCGGTTCGCTTTTTTCGTACCACGCTTTGGCAATTTCTCCGACATCCATCAGGTCTTTATTATAAAATACATAACCGTGAACGGCTGCATTATCGTGTGCGCTGTGCCTGATCCGGCTGACTGAATACTGATATTCGCAGTGCCGCTACCGACTGCCAACTGACCTTGCGTAGTAGTCGTATTGGCAGTCCCTACCGGACTATAATAACTGCCTGCGCCACCTTGCAGCCCAACTGAGCCTCCGACTGGATTCACGTAGGTATGATAGTGGTTGTCTATCATCGGGTGGGTATGGCCGGAATCTGTTGCCGGGTGATTGTGGGCTGGCAATTCGCCAATAGTCAGAACATGCGTTTCTGCGCCACCCAGCGATCCGAAGGTTCTGGCGGTTATCCCGCCAACAGCGGTATTTACATACCCAATTGGACTACGGCCTCGGAGATCTGGAACGTTGAACCATGCGCTTGCACCCGAACCACCTGCGCCATAATAGCTTCCAATCGCACTGTAAAGAGCAGGGTACTGGCTTTGCAGGTACTGTGTGCCATCACAGACCAACCAGCCTGATGGGATGTTTGGACCGGCAAAGACATGAATCAGTCCGGGAGGAATGAGCAGGCTGACGAGGGAATCTGCGAGTTTCGCCAAGGTGACTGCTTTATCCTGGATCGAAGCCGTGTCGACCTGGTGAACGCTATCCAAGAGATAACCAACGACATTGGCCTGGTCGACCGTTTTAAGGCGCCCATCAACTGCGAGTCCGACTGCGCGCGTGTTACCAGTCGTGCCGCGTTTAAAGCCGATTGCCGGGAAATATCCGTCGTTCGCCTTGTTCGCTTCGGTCCCTTCAATAATCACACCGGAACCCGCAGCCGATCCGGCACCGACAACGGTATCGACCGCGTGATCGATGATCCCTACAGCAGTATCGCCGGCCTTGTTGATAGGCGTATAGCCAAGTCCACCGATGACAGCGTTGCCACTCGTCGTGACAGCAGCACCGCTGTTTATGACTGTCCCAGCCGCAGCGTTGCCAGCAGCCCCCGTGTTCGTTGCCGTGACGACGTTGCCGGCCAGGCTCACCGTCGCATAACTTCCAGCTCCAGCGATCGACAGAAGCAACCCAGCCGAAATCCCAGTCACGCTCGTCATCGTGATTGCGACATTGGAATTGATCGCCGGCACGGTAAAACCGGCTGAGGTCGTGGTCGAGATCCCTGGATCCAGGTTTATCGCCTTAACTTGCCCAACTCCGATATCGCCACTTCGAATTGACTGGGACTGGTACGCTCCAACTGGCACTACATTCGGAAGGAAAAGCGACGGTCGCGCGATGCAGCCATCTTGAAGCATCGTCGAATCGACGCTAGGCGCGGTTACAAAGAGCGAGGTATCATCGACGAACTCGGTCGCGATCTCGCCAATCTGAAATTTGAGCCTCGAAAACAAGACGTTTTTCGATGGATCGTTGATCGAACCGGAAGGCAACTCGACGGATACCAAAAGTCCATTGGCAACGTTAGGTACAGTAGTCGCACTTGAAAGATCGACCGTTGCCGTGCAGAAAATCCAGGTTGCATTAGGAACCGTCTGCAGGTTTACCGTCAATCGGAGCGTTACCGTATTGAAATTATTAAATGCGTCGCACGTGTAGATCTTCAGATTCGGCGACATCGTTAAGCCGGTCACGTTATAGAGATAACCGCTAAAGGTGCATTTGCGGCGCATTGTCGCCGAGAGATCGCCGTTGATCTGTTGGGCGATTTCACACGTGCTGACACTTACGGCACCTTGAATCTCGTGGCTGAAAAGGCTGAACTGATCCGGCACGGTCGAGGAACGCAGCGTAGTCACCGCGGCACCCTGCGGCCGCACCAACCAGTAATTCGCGTTGCCAGTCCAGACGTTTACAGGGCAACTTTTGCCGGCTGGCGTCGTCCAGAAACTCGAGTAAAAATTGCCGTTTCGAAGGAAATTCTGGTCGTTGACAGGATCGCTCAAGGCTAGCTCAACGATGGGCGTCGCCATGAGATTTATCTTGTCAACGGTCAGGATGTCCTCGGGACCGAGCGTGTATGACCGTTTTACAATGAGATCGCCCATTATTTTTTCCTATGTTTGAGGACGAGGGCTCCGTTCATCTTCGTAAGCGTCCGGACTAATTGTGCGGATATTGATGAATCCCTGGTGATTGGAGATCTTCAGCTGGATATAGCGCGCCTTGAGATTTACCGGATAGCGTTCGGTACCCTCCTCCTTTTTCTCGATCATCACGCCGTTGTATCCAATAATGATCGGCAAACCGGTACTGTAATCCTGGCGTTTCGGACTCATATGATCATCGTTGGAGTTCAGCGGATTCCATCGCGGTTTGCCGTACACCTCGTACTTGGTGCGATCCCTCGTCTTGTCCTTAACGAGTACTTTGCCGTTTCCGCTATCTGGATAACAGGTCACCGTCAATTGAGGATGCCAGGTGGCAACGTCTAACTCGAAACGTCTGAAGAAACTACGCGGCCCGGGACCGGCATAGCCACGAGTCATGATATCGAGCTCAATCTGGTACTCGTGATCAGCATCCGAACCCATCAAATCGGTTTTCCCCTGTTCAATGAGCAAGATCAGGCCTTTGATTCGATCTATGGCGTAAAGGCGTCTTTCGCCGTTGTAATCCATCTTGATAATGTCATCGATCCGGAAATCAGGGTCACCCCAACTGTCAATCGATTCCCAAGCCTGAGTTACGATGTTGTAAACAAGCACGACGTTGTTGCGCACTGCGTCCTTGAGCGGCACCGCAAAATAGATCCGGTCACGCCGATACTCGCACCGGATCAGGTTGGATGCGTTCCAGTTGATGGCGTCGATGACCGGTTTGATGGGTTCCGAGACGGGGAACTCGCTCGGCACCGGCGTATTGACGAGTGCCTGCTCGATCGTGAAAACACCGCTTTGACTCATGAAAAAGATCGTGCCTGAAACCTGACAGGCTGCGTGACGACCTACCAATCCGATAGTACCCGGGAGCCTTGTCAGTGTTGCCTGGGTCAAATCGCCGGCGAAACCCGTGACACGATAGATGCTGTGTCTTTTGAAACAAAAAATGGTTTCCTGTTGCCAGGGAAAGATCCGCACCAGGTCATCGGATTCACCCTGGTTGATCTGAAAATCGTTTATCGTCCAATCGTAGCTGGTGTAGTCGGCTATGTCGCTAACAGCAACGCGATCTTTGCCATAGGGAACTAGCATCCGATTGGAAGCATTCTCAGCGTAGTAAGCGTTCGGCACCGTCGAACGTCCGCTGGTAGCAATCGGCGGCGGGAAAGTTTCCCAGTAAACGCTCCAATCGCCGCGCCAGAGAAGCGGAGCGATGTCCGGGCCGCGCCACATGAAAAAGATATCGAAGCACTGACTGAACTCGACGGGATAATTGATCGTTTCGTTAAGTGGAAGAAAGCGCGGATATTCACCGTCGCGCACGAACCAGACTCCGGAAGAAACTGCGACTGCCAACCATTCCAGGCCGTTTGGATTACTAAAAAGACCAGTCCCGAAAATCTCGTTGTAGTCGACGGCATTGAGGGCTCCCGGAGTAAGACTGCCAAGCCGTGTGGTCAAACCTCCAGGATCGCATCGGCAATTGTAGCCCTCGCGATAGAATCCCGGGCGCATCGTGACTGGATCCTGCGCGCGCATATCCATGCCGATAAACATCTGGTCACCCGTCGAGACGAGTTGCTCATCCAGTGTTCCGGTTCCGCGCCAGCGTGCCATATCAAAGTTGTTTTGCGATCTCCTTTAATCGCGAAAGTCCGCCCCAAGCCTTGGTCAAATGATTCGCGTGCGAAAACCATTTCTTCGGCGTTTCCCACTTTCCTACGGACCCAGGAAAGACGAGGTAAACGACGATCTTCGATTCAGTGCCGCCAGCTTTCGGGCTATCGTCGATCTTCAAGGCTTGCGCGAGCCGCATCGAGGCTTCGCCGATTTTGCTCGAGGGTCCGACATCCCCATAGATCGCGTAACAATTGTCGCCGGTTTTTTCGTTATAGACCAGAGCGACATCACCGAGCTTGGCGCCGCAATTGTGTTTCCCGGGCAATACGATGAATGGGATGGAATTGCTGTCGATGTAACGGTACGGCGAATCCTCGGTGTACGCCGGATTAAAATGCGCGGTGGCTGACACGTAATAGCCAGGGAACGGATCGAATATCTTTTGCTTGATCGGGTATCCCTCTGCATCGATGGGGCCTCCCCACCAATCGCCTCCGTCGTCATCGCCCCCGTTTGCCGTGTAGTCTATTCCGCCATTATTCGGAGCGTAACAATTCGGCGCGCCATCAGCATCGATAGCCATCCCGGCCTTATAAACGAAGGTTTTCGGATCGCCTTCGACGGAGTAGATCGTGACGCCGGCAACCGAATCGATCTCGTTGAGTTCGCTCATAAACCAATTTTGACTGAGGCGATTACCGCATTTGATTTGAAGTTTCTGCGTAAAAATTCGCCATTGTAACTGACGCCTACCGAGACTCGGTCCGAGAGCGGAACACTGATCCCACCGTCAACGCAGAGGGAATCATGATTGGTGTCAGGCCCGAATACCGTGATTGAACTCGCCGGCAAACCAACGATGGAAACGACGTTCGGCACCGCGGACTTGGCGTACTCGTGCTTCCACGAAACGTTCGCATTCAGGGTGGCGCGCTTTACGTCGAGCACATTTTTCAGCCCGATTTGCGAGGCAATCGATTGTGTCGTGGCAGACTCGACTCTTAGCGGAGCGGCTACATTGCCATGCTCGGTAAACCCGCTATTTGAGCTTAGGGAATAGTTGAGTGAAGCGAAGGGACCACTCGAGAACGGTCCAAATTTGCAATTGTAGCCGGCGCTCGACGAATTACCGAACAGGAATCCTGTTCCCTCGCCTTGAGCCGATCCGCGGGACGAAGAACGCTTTGAGCTATAGGTTTCGCCTGCTCCGAAGAGGGCTTCATAAAAGTAAAATCCACCTCGGTAAAATGCGCCATAGATCCCGCCAAAACCTGAAGAGAGAGAAAACGAACTATTCCAGGTATGCACGTATCCGGTGGAAAATCCGTAGATAATCGATTTGCCTAGCGGCCGGCTTACGCCGATGGCAACGCCACTACTCTTGTAACTGGTTGGACCCGCATTGCTCGAACTCCCGAAAGCCTGCGCAAGCGCACCGATTTGATGCTTATCGAGTGAATCCGAAATAATGGCGCTCAGAAGCTGCATCTGAGTAAATCCCGTTATAGCCGGAATCGAGAGAGACACTCCGGCGTCAGGCGCCAAAGATTTGGTAAGTAACTTCTGCGAGTTCGGCGGAAGCGTTCTGGCTAAGGTTAAGAGTTCGCCAGCGTTAAGATTCATTCCCGTGATTGCATCAGGCGTTAGAACGACGTTTCCGGGTTGTTCGGGATGCTCCGGATGTTCGGGATGCTCCGGGTGCTCCGGGTGCGGAGGAGGTTTGGCATGGGAACACCACGAACTCATGAACAGAATCAGGATAAAAAATGTTTCATCGCTTCCTGCCTTTTGGGCTTTTGACTACACCCGCAGCTTTGGGCTTCGGACCCATCTTCGGCACCATGATTTTCTTTGCTTTCGGATCGGATCCAGGCACTCCGGTGTTACTCATTTCTTTCCTTTCTTTTGGGGTTTCTTCGTAAAATCCTTGATTTGTTTCTCACTCATTGACTTCGCCATTTCTGCACTAGGACTTCCAGGTTTGGCTTTCTGTTCTCCTCGTTTGACTGCCAACGCTATCCCAGCAGCCTGTCTCTGAGCTTTAGATTTTCCAGGCATTACGTTCTCCTTAGACTGGTTGCGCCATGACGGAAATATACCCGTCTTTCACTGCGATCTGATCCCCTGGCGCCTGTACGAACGTGCGGATAATCTGACCTTCATCAAGAATCCCTTGATAGGCTGCATTGCCGGAACCAGCTACGAAAATTGATTGGCCTCGTTCAAGGATTGCGCCGGCCTCAATGTAACCCATCGGGTCTTTATCGATCTGGACTCCGAGTGTCCGCTCGATTGCGACTTCGTGCTCGCAGCTCGCATGGCAATCGACGTTTACAACCGCTCGGTGTGTGAGCGAAACGCCTGATAAAGCTTCCGCAAATAGCGAAACGTTGCCGAAACTTTCCGGACTCGAAAGATTCAGAACATGCGACTGATTGTCGCCGGCTTGCGTTTGGGCCGGGAAATAGGCGTACCATATGCCGGTCGCCGAAACTAGAGGTGGTTGTGTGCTCATAACTTATGCTAATGCGCTGTAGCCTTGCCAGGTTTCGAGTTGTCCTTGCTGCAAATCCTGCGCATCGATTGCTTGCTGAAGATATTGGTAAGCTTTGCCGAGCTCCCCTGGCGCTTTCTCGTTCTGTCCCTCGACGACCAAACTGTCCGCGAAGGCAGCCTGGGTCACAAACCGCGAAAACGGATAGGGAATCCGGAAGAGCGTCCACTGATCCGGCGAAACGCTCGGTTGTTTGGCAAGGTTAGCGTCGATTGCCGAGATGTAACTATCCATGCCGTCTATGGCCGTGTCGCCGCGGTTATAGGTGATGCTCGGATCCCAATCGCTGCGACCGATTCCAGGATACGGAATCCGGAAAACCAGCCAGATGATCGTCACCTCGGAAGTGGCGGTAAACTCGAGGCCACGCGCCGACACGAAAAACTGCACCCGGATCCGGCTTGAATCTTCGTAAGGATTCTTCGTCCACGCTCCGTAACAAGTCCCGATCGGCGTTTTGCCATCCTGCCACCAGGGGATCCAGCGCGGACTCACCGAAGTCGTCGTTTGCCAGATCGCTTCGTTGGTCAGCGGTCCACCGGTTGTTTGCGCAAGCGCCTGGTAATACTGTTGCGAGCACGGATCCCAGACAATCCCGCCGAGCGGGTAACAAACATTCGGATCGAAGTCGGGCGCGAACGCGCGTTGCTCAATAAACTGGGTTTCAACCAGATCGTGGGTTTCCCAGGCTTCTCGAAGTCTGTCATCCATGAATCCGAGCAACTCATACGCCTTGTCCGGATCCATGTTGGCATTGTCGCCTGTCGGCACCAAGCCTGTCCTTCGAGCGACGTCGAATAGAACAGCTTGCGTGCTAACTGGAGGGTTCATGGCCGCACCACCATCGTCTTGCGCGACTTGGCTTTGACGATCACATCCTTATTATCGCGTTTGAATTCACGAACAAAGCTTTTGTCGTTCCAAATCCCTCTTCCTTCCTTACGGATCCAATGCCAGTAAACCTCTGGATCAAGGCGCATATGGCATGCGCCTAACCCATCAAACCAGCATTCCTCAAGCCGTTGCGATGCCGCAGCTATCCGGCGCTGACGCGCGAAGGTTATTTCCTCCTCCGCACGCTGTTCATCGAGGATGGATTTGCAAAAATCAGCCACAAATCCTTCTCCGTGAACCCGCGCCAGGTCAGCCGCGAATTGCTCCCAGCCGGTAATTTCAGCCATTTAGGCAGTAGGTGCGATTTTGCAAAAACCGAGCGGATTATACACGCAAAGACCAGCAATTGCGTCCACATAGCCCCTCGGACCACCCCCTAAATTCGGATTTTCATTGTAGGCCGGTTGCCGGTTGTAGCGCAGCTCGATATCGTCCCAGTCAATCAGGTAGCCGCGCCCATTTCGGACATTTGCAACACCGGAGTTTGCTGCCAGAAACAGGCTCAAAACCAGTTTCACCTGTCCGAAGTCTCCTTCCCACAGGTCGACCGTGTTAATGATCTGGCGATCAGTTGCGTCCTGGTTAAACCGGCGTACCGGGACCGTCGTTATTGCAGCCGGCACCCATGCAGCAAAACTCGAGAACCGCTTTTTGAGCGCCGTACCGCAGATCAGATCAAACTGGCTCGGTTCCCCGGTCTGTTGGTAACAACTCTCCATGATCCCGTTGACATCGTCTTCCAACATCGTCGCAGTCGTCATGCTAATAATGCTAGCGGCTGGCGTCAGGAAGGTGCTCGGAACCGGAAGATCGGTCTGCGCAGTATTGGTGATCCAGGATCCCATCCCTCGCGTTAGATACGCTACGGTACTGCCATTGTCCGCGGTGCTGTCCTGGTCAGAACAAAACGTTGCTTCCATTGAGCGTTTCAGCTCAACGATCGTTTTCTTAACTGCGCGCTGTTGCTCGCCGCGTTTTCCTACACCGGCAACGTCCGACACGTTCTGGGCAAAATCCGAGATGAAGAACGCCTTGCGGAACTTTTGCACTCGTCCGTGTCCTTTAGCACGCAAACTAGCTGGGTTAACATAGTCGCTGCTCTGCACATCAACGCCATCTATAATCCCACCTAACACCGGTGCATCATATCCATCCATTAACCAATCCATAATGGTGTTAGCTGGTTCGGCACCTTTCGGGCAACTCGACGTGAACGGAGTGGCTTTCATGTCCACCATTGCGATCACGTCGGCGAAATCTTCACGCTTACCTACCTGCGCAGGCTCAAGAAGACCGGCCATGATTTTTGTTTCCTTACAATTAATCTTTTGAGCGTTTAGCCCGATGGTCAGTGATTAATTGACTAACAAACTTGTCAAACATACCACTTTGCGGATCTGTAGCAATCTGAGTCAAATCAGTTCTGGACAACGCTCGCTCTTGCGGAACTTTCGGTGCTGCTGCGGGAGCGGACTTCGAAAGACTTGGAACCTGCACCTTACCGTTGGCTTGAGATTTCTTTTTGCCTTCACGGATAGCCCGACCCACCATGTAGTCGCCCATGATTAAGGCGGCATCGGAAGACACGGCTAGTTGCGGCACGGTTTGCAGCCAGGTGTTGTATTCGAGTTGCTCGCGGCTTCCCACTTTAAACAAGTTCGGGTAAAAGACCTGGGCTTCCTTGTCGTAAGCTGCTTTTTCGTTCAAGTAACTTACGCGCGCGGGGATATGCTGGGTGAGCATCTCCTGTGCGCGTGCCCAGATTTCCTGCACTTGTTGAGCACTGAGTATTTGCGTCGTGCCGTCGTCATTCGGTATTTCAGCACCTTCCATAAGATGCCGAGATGCCCAGCTCTGCGCCAGTTGCGCCTTTTTATGACGCTCTTGCAGTTCCCCTAAACTATTGACATTAGCTAATGGCGAAGTTGCCGTAGGCACAACTCTCGGCGGTGCGGCAAGCTTGGCTTTAAGATCATTGACCTCACTTTCAAGCCTGACTGCTTTTTCCTCAGCGGTTTTGCGTTTAGCCGTGAGCTCATCGATACGTTTCTGGATCGCATCGTGCTCTGGTTTTGGTTCCTCTTCTTTCGACTCTTCCGCCGGTTGCTCCGGTTCTTCCAGAGGCAATGCTTCAGGAAGTTCAATCTGTTGAGATTCCTCTTCCTGTTCCGGCGGCGCTTCTACTGCATTCTGAACCGGTTCCTTTGTCGGTTCAGTCTTACCCGATTTCTTTTCCTCCCCAAATAAAGCGGCCAATTGGGGAGTTGCTGCGAGCAGTTTGTCCAGATCCGGTTCGGGGGCATTGGCGATATCTACCGGTGCCTGGTTTGTCTGCGGTTGAGGTTTTGTATCCTCGGCCATGTTTTAACGTGGGAAACAAGAAACGTTGCCAGGTCGAAAACGGCGACCAGTCCTTGGAAGTCATCTTGTCTCACGAAAGGCCGCTGAAATCAATAATTATGGTACGCTAAATGCTTGCGTTGCGCCCAAAACCAATAGAAACTCTTTGTCGAGAGTCTAGAATTGTTGGTTCATGTTTGGGCGCGCCTCGGAGTTATTCGGATGGCTTCGAGGCGTTCTCTTTTGCCCAGACGATTGCGCTTTGATGTCCTGCTCTTGCTTCTTTGAGGGTGGCAAAGCGTTCGCAGTAATCCATCTCATCAGTGTTTTCCGGGCCGAATATCATCGTTTCAAACCAGTGCGGTTTCCCAGGCTCCCAACCATGATTCAATCCCAAAAAGACGGTGCTTACCTTGATATTCCCCTCCAGAAAAGTTTGCTCGATTACGCGATGCACCCGATTGGCTTGGGACCAGGTGCTCCATTCCAGCATAGTTGCTGGCACAACGTTACCGTCTTCGTCCAGAACGGCGTACTGCAAATCAAACTTAGTCATGAGACTGAATGAGCATACCGGCGCGCAATCCTTCCATGTTCCCGAGGATGTAATCGGCGTAATTGACCCACCCTACATAGGTTGCGCACAATTGCGGGTTCGCGATCACTTCGTCGGAGCGTAGCTGCGCCTCGGCTTTGAGTTTCGCTTCAATCAAGAGTTGCCGCACGACTGACCAGTGCCGATCAGTGATCTCCTGCAAAATGCCCGGAATAGCCTCGAAAGGCACAGGCTCAATCGGTTCGGCAATCTGAACCACCGGCACCGGATCCTGATACCGGACGATATCGGGCCGATAATACCACTTAAACGGAAACGCCGGCGCACCTGATTGGGAGATGGACATTTACTCAAGGATTTTGCCGGGAGGGATTTTCTCGGTAGCGAGCATTTTCTCTTCGATCGTTACTTGCAAAGCACCGTTTTTGATCTGCCAATAGAGATCATCAAAGTGAGCTGCGCTTGTCCGGTGATGCAATACTACACCGCGGTAGACGTAATACCGCTCTTTGAGCGGTACGTCGGCGACTGGGATGCTGGTCATAAGGTGCCCCGGAGCAGGGATCTCACCTGCCATCGATGTTTCTATCTGAGTCAAGTCGACACTATTTAGTACACAGGCTGCATGGAACGATGTCTGGAGACGCCAGATCCGGGACATTTAAGGAGTTTCATCTTCTAGACCGTAGATATATCGCTGGCGAGCTTTACTAAGTTCCGAATTTTTGCGTCTGACATACTTTACCGGTTTAAGAACCAGATCGCAACGGATGTCTAAGTCAGCCAAAGCTTCTCTACTCGTTGCTCGTTCAAGCGTTGTGCCTCGAAGTTTTTCGAGCGTTGTGCCTCGAAGTTTTTCAAGCGTTGTGCCTCGAAGTTTTTCAAGCGTTGTGCCTCGAAGTTTTTCAAGCGTTGTGCCTCGAAGTTTTTCAAGCGTTGTGCCTC